TGTATAGCTCGTGACTCAGTACAGCACACAGGCACTGATATACTGTTCTTGTCTGAGACAGGTGTACGTAGCTTTGGCAGGACTATACAAGAGAAGTCTATGCCTATGCGTGACATTAGCAAGAATGTACGCACTGACTTGTTAAACTTGGTATCGCTACAGACTAACCCTATCAAGTCTCTGTACAGTTCTGAAGAGGCTTTCTACCTACTGACGTTACCAGACAGCAACACTGTGTACTGCTTTGATATGCGTACTGCACTGCCTGATGGATCACAACGGGCTACAACGTGGTCAGGAATGTATCCTCTGTCGTTTGCTGTGTTGGAAGGCGGTGAGATATACATTGGAATCTCTAGCGGCATAGTTGAGTACAAGGGCTACATGGATGGTGCTGTTAAGTACGAGATGAGATACTTCAGTAACCCTATGGACTTTGGCAACACTTCCAACCTGAAGTTCTTGAAGAAGTTTAACATGACCATCATTGGTGGACAAAACACACCTACTACATTGAACTGGGGCTATGACTATACAGAAAGTTACACTAAACAAGCGTTTACATTCGGCTCTAGCAACATTGGCGAGTACGGTGTTTCTGAGTATAACACTACAGCAGAGTACACCTCCTCTATTCTAATCAACACACCAAAGGTTAACACTAGCGGTAGTGGTGAGGTAGTAACCATTGGTATTGAAGCAGAGGTTAATGGTGCTGCTTTTTCTATTCAAAAAATTGACATACACGCTCTACTAGGGAGACTTATCTAATGTCTAATTACACTAAGACAACTAACTTTGCTACAAAGGATTCTCTCCCTTCAGGCAATGCTGCTAAGATTGTGAGAGGTACAGAGATCGACACTGAGTTTAACAACATTGCCACTGCCAGTGCCACTAAAGCTGACACTGCTAGTCCTACTTTCACAGGTACTGTAACAGCCGCTACCGTGAACGTCACAGGAACATTGACGGCTGATACAATTACTGGAGGGTCATACTAATGGCTTTAACTGATCTACTCCGCGCAGGTGGAGAGTATTACTTAGGACAAGAAAACATTGCAGGAGCAGAACAGCTAGGGCGTGAAGCTCAAGCAGGAATGCAAGCGTTAGCTCAACAAGTACCTGAAGCTACACAGTTTAGACCATACACTGTTACTAGTGGTCTAGCTAATATAGCTACTACACCTGAAGGTGGCTTAGGCGTTACGTTATCTCCTGAGCAACAAGCGGCACAACAGCAACTACTAGGCCAGGCTACAGGTTTGTTCGGTCAGGTAGGTGCAGACCCTGCTACAGCACAGGCAGAGTTATTTGAGCAAATGAGAGCCGTACAGCGTCCTGAAGAGGAACGTCAGCGTCTAGCATTGGAAGAGCGTCTGTTGTCACAAGGCCGCTTAGGACTGTCCTCTGCCGCCTACGGTGGTGCTTCCCCTGAGTTACTAGCTCAAGAGACTGCACGACAGGAAGCCATGGCACGAGCTAACCTAGCCGCTAGACAGCAAGCACAGGCAGAGCAGTTACAGGCAGGTCAGCTAGGCGGTATACTACAGGCCGCAGGTTATCAACCACAGGCTCAAGCATTAGGGTTGTTTGGTGCTGCTCAGATTCCTGCACAGCTACAGCAGAGAGGTCAGTTAGCAGGGGCAGAATTAGGTACTCAGCTACAGCAAACAGGGCTAGAGGCTCGTCTGCAAGCAGAAGACTTAGCTAATCGTTTACGTTTACAACGTGATCAAGCGTTAATGACTAGCTTGTTAGGTAGACAACCTACAATGCAAGAACAGTTAATGAATAGAATTATTGGTGGCGTAAACGCTACTCCGTTGGCAGGAGATACAGGATTAGCAGGACAATTGTTAGGATTATTTAGACCGGAACAAGATACACAAAACATGCTGTCTTTCCCTGACACGCCTTCTTCTTCTTTCTTAGGAGGAAGCGGATTTTTAAGCAGTATTTTACTGCCTGAAGTGACTAATCCTGCCGACACAGGTTCTTTATTTAGCGGATATATTCCATCAGCTATACCTACAGACGTTAGTCAGTTAGACTTGAGCAACATTCAAGCACCTGACGATTTTGGCTTCCAACTTTAAGGAGAACAACAATGGCTAGAACAGATATTGCAGGACTCCTTACAGGCGTACCTAGCGGTGGTATTGATCCAATGGCTGTAGGAGGCACTCCTGCACAACAGAGGTTAGCATTTGGCGCACAACGTGCACAAGGACTACAACGTGCTGCTCGTGGTTTAATGGGTCAAAGCAGAGGCACTCCTGCTGAACAACTACAGATGGCTATGGCGCAGTTGGACATGTCTAATCCTGATGACCTACGTAAGATTGCTCAGATACAACAAGCTACTGGCGACTTAGCAGGTGCTGCACAGACTGCGGCCAGGATTAAGCAGATTCAAGAGCAAGAGAGCAAAGCTGAAGCAGCAGGTTTAAGGGCTTCTTCAATGTCTCAAGCATTAGAAGCAGCAGGACATGAAGACTTGGCTAGGCAGGTTGAGTTAGGAGACACTGACGCTTACAAAAGAGGATTAGAGTTAATTTCCCCAGAAAAAGGAAAAACATCTATTGAAGACATAGTAGACCCGACAACAGGAGTTACTCACAAGGTTGTATTAAGTTCTGATGGAACAGTATTACGCACTGTAGGTGTTAGTAAAATGCCTGAATTAAAAAGTGTAACTTTACCAAATGGTCAAATTGTTTGGGAAAACAAAGCTACAGGGACAAGAAGCGAACCTCAAGACACTCCAGAAGCTGCGGCTCAAGACCAAAAAAGAGTAGAAAAACTATATTCTGATTTAGCGGCTGTAGATAATGTTCTCGTTACTGTGTCAGAAGCTAAAAAACTAGCTGAAGACGAATCTATGACTACAGGTGTTTTTTATAACTTAGCTTCTATGCCTTTTGCTACAGATGCTAGAACTTTACAAACAAAAATAACAACACTACAGTCTACACTAGCATTTGATAGACTACAGAAGATGCGTGACGAGTCTAAAACAGGAGGTGCTTTAGGGCAGGTTAGTAACATTGAACTACAGCTATTACAATCTGCTTTGACTGCTTTAGACCCTATAGTTGGAGAAGAAGAGTTTATAAAACAACTAGAAAAAGTACAGAAACACTACACTAACTTTAAAAAGGCTTTGCTAGGAGAGCCTCTTGATATTGATTGGTCAAGACCTGAATATAAAGGTAAGACAACTGTTGTGGACGGAATTAGATACATGATAGATCCCGCAGACCCTACAAAAGTATTTGCCATAGGTAAAGAAGAATGAGTGCATACACAGCCGTAACTGATCCTGAAATCTTAGCTAAAGTTCAGAAAAGTCTTGTTTCAGAACAGGCTGACTTAACTAAATCAACTGAGGTTACAGACCCTGTATTGTTTCAACAAATACAAGACCAGTTAAAAAAAGATTTAGAGACTCAAGAAGAAGTCGATATAATCACTGAAAAAACAGAAGAACCTGGTGCTTTAGGACAGTTTGTTGAAGGTCTTGGTGAGCGTTTAGGCGGTCGTGTTCAAACAATGCAGGAAATATCTGAAAAGTCTGGAGGATTCTCTGTAGGCGCTGATGGTAAGCCTGTCTATAACCCGCCTGAGCAACTTGGTTTTATTACAGATATACAGTCTGCGGGTCAAGTTGCAGGAGGTGTGTGGGACGCTTTAGGAGAAACTCTTGTATTAGGAGCTAAAGGTATTTCTTTTATTACTCCAGAGTTTATCAAAGGGCCAGTTAAGCAAGGTTGGCAATCTGGTGTAGACCTTATAATGAATAGCGAGAAAGGCATAGAGGCTCTTCAGGCTGTTGAAAAAGGTGCTGAATCTTATTCGTCTTGGAAAAAAAACAATCCTGAATCTGCCTTGACTTTAGAAAGTGTAGTTAATATTGCTTTGTTGGTTTCTCCAGTTAAAGGCGGCAGAGCCACTAAAGGAAATCCTGAGTTTGTCGGCCCTACTAAGCCTCCTGTAGTTGAAAGAGCAGGACAAGCTATGATAGATGCTTCAGGCAAGCAAATAACAGACAGAAGCACTAAGAAGGCTATTGATCTAATAGTGCCTAAAGCGGGAGTACCTGAACAAACTAGAGAAGTTTCTAGGCTAGGTTTTAAATACAATGTAGTAACTCCTACAGCACAGGAACAAAGAATAGTAGATACTGTTGCTAAGTTGAAGATACCGCAGACTGCTTCTAGTCAAAGAAGTTTAAATCTTATTGACGATGCGATTGAGGCAGAAGCTAAGATACTAGAGAAGCAAGTAGCAGCATCTAAAGAAGCTATACCATTAACAGAGTCTTTTAAGCTATTAGACGATGTAGCCGCTAACACTAAAGCTACAGACGCTTTTGTTTCTACTAATCAACTTGGTAAAATGGTAGATGATGTTGTTGTTAAAGCTAAGTCTTTATTAGAGAACAATCCACAAACACCATTAGGAGTTTTAAAAACGAGGAAGGAATTAGACGCTTATGTTAAGTCTTATAAAGCCAACAAAAGTGCTTTTCCTAACCAAGACAATGTAGAAACAGCTTTGTCTATTGCTTTAAGAGATGTCAGAACTGCTTTAAACACTAAGGTTGCTGAGGCAGCCCCTAAAGCTAATGTACTAGCTAGGCTTGAAAAACAAAGTAATCTTTACAGAGCAAGAGTCCCTGTAATAGAGAAAGCTAAAGCAGACGCTTCTAACTCTCTAGGCAGACTCTGGCAAAACACTACAGGTGTGACAGGCGTTCGTATGCCTTCTACTCCCTTGGCTATTGGTGTTACTGGCGCTGCTCTTGCAGGTTGGCTTCCCGCAATCATAGGAGGCGTGGGTGTAGGCATAGCAGGTAGAGGTATTTACAAAGGAGTTATCTCACCAGAACTTAAAAAGTTTCTAGGACAGTCTTTAATAGCTTCTTCTAAAGCGTTAAAGCAAGCTAAAAACCCAGAAACAATAAAGCAACTAAGAGCAGACAGAGCAGTAATAATAGAGTTATTGAAGAACACTAAAGTAGAAGAAGAAGAACAGTAGTAACAAAAAAGCCCTATGCAGTCATCTACATAGGGCTTTTTAGTACCTACAACATTTACACTATCTCACATGCACCACCTACACAGGCTAATTCCTGGCTACCTGTTGTGTTGTCATCCTGCTCAAACTGTTCCAGAGCAGACCACTCTACATTCACTGGCATAGCCGCAAGTAACTCCTCATACTTCTCAGCGTCTATGTCCTCATACGGAGCTTGTTGATATACATGATCGCTATACGGCAACAGACTAATACCACTACACAGATCAAAGTTATCCCATATCCACTGTGCAACTTCCAAGAACTCATCGTCTGTATAATAAACAGTAATGCTTGGTTTATGTTCACACCAATGGTTCTGGTAGGCTTTCCACAGCTTTAACTGCTCCATAGCACCTACCTGCTTAACTGTGGTGCAACCCTTTGGAGACTTGACAGGAAAGCTGAACACCAGTGACGCTTGACTCATCAGGTCTTGCTCTACTGGGAATCCTGCTGTTTGCATAAACTGTGCAAGTGGGTCTTTCTTGTCACTACGTACTCTGCGAATGTAATGCTCAGAGAAGCGAGGATGGATGCCACTAGCAGAATCGACAAGCTGAGATACAGTACCGCTTGGCTTAACACATGTAATAGCCGCAGACTGATTAATGCCAAGTTTAGCCGCCCACTTCTCATTAGTTTTAACAGCAACGTCACGTATCTGTTCAAGCCACTTCTCCAAGTCAGGTGATTCGCCTTTGCTCAACAGGTAGTGATCCATAATCCCTGTCATGCTTACGCCTAGCAGTGCCTCCTCTTCCGTATTTCTCTTCCATACATTCCGTAAGTACCGGAAGTCTGTCAACGTAGCCTGTAGTGTACCAATGATAGCCGCTACCTCTGCCTTCTTCTTCAGCGTGTCTAGGTCATCTTCAGGACGCACTACAATCTCTGACAGGTTACAGAACTGGTTACTGCGTAGGATGATTTCAGAACAAGGGTTAGTACCAAAGTCCTGCTCAGGGTCACGCCTACCGTTACGTGCAGCAATCTTCTGTGCAGCCACTCGACTGAAGATACCACGCTCTCCTGCCTTGCTCTCGTACATGTTCTGCATCTCTGCCAAGAAACTCTCAAAGTCTGGCTTCTCAGTGTACGCCACAGAGTTGTTAGCAAGCCTACGTTGTCCTTCTGTGTCCCACCAGTTGCCATTTTTAGCCTTAGCCATGCGTGGATCTGACAAGTTAGACAGGCTAATCAGGGCTGACCTACGCACACCACCAACGACTACAATGTCAGCAATCTTACAGCATACATCGTGACACTCAATAGAGGTTAGCTTGCGTCCTGCTGCCTTCTGGAATATGCCTACACAGAAGTGAAACAGATCATCAAGAGGCTCTGGCCCACTAGCGCGTCCACCGAATGTCTTCAGTCTAGCACCAGACTCCCGTATCTTGCTCATGTCCCACTTAGGTATCTTACCTGCGTACAGCAGACTAATTAGCTCACGGAACGCAGAAGCCCAACCAATCTTGCTGTCAGCTACGACAATGGTGCTATCGCTAGGATGGAACTCTTCAGCAACGATGGGTAGCTTGTTAATGAAGTTACGCTCAACGCTGAAGCCTACGCCTGTGCCGCACATGAGTACATACATTAACTCGTCAAAGCTACGTGGTGAATCAATGTGCAGATAGCTACAGTTAAACCCTGCTACGTTGTCTTTAGCCAGTGCAGCCCCGGCTGTCATCATACAGCGCATAGAAGGCATCACATCCAGGTGTAGGATAGCTTCTTTGAGTAGGTTATAGTCCTTACCCTTTAGCTGTCCACGTTCTTTAAAGAAGTCTACATAGCGTGTGACTGTCTCTTCCCAAGTCTCTCGTCTACCTTCCTCTGGCAACCAACGAGCGTACCTGCTCTTGTGTATAAACTGCTGATACTGATCCACTAGTTATTCTCCTCTGTCACTATTGCTGTTAGTTTGGTTAAGTACCAACCTGCCTTCTGTAAGTCCTGTACCTGCTTACCTTTGTACTCGTAACGCCACAGATACTTCATGCAGTTGCCCTTGAGATAACCTTTGAATGCAACACTGGACATGGACTCCTCTATTGCATCGATACACTCTATGTTGCCTGTGTTGTAGTGGCTAGGGTTATTTACTGGGTCTAACTCTTTAGCTTCTTCTTCAGCCAACTGTTGCCACTTCTCTAGTCCTGTCTTTACTGTCTTCTCGCTGTAGTTCTTGGTTACTCTGTCCCACTCAGCGGGGCTTACGTCATTGAGTCTCATGTTTAAAATCCTCTGCTAATTCTTCAAATCTGTCGTTGATGCGGTCGCTAAACTTGTTGACTAACTCTTCTGAGCTTATATCTAATATCTCTATGATTGTTAGCTCGTCTAGCATCGACATCTTCTCTAGTAGTTCATAGTAGGTTAGAGGCATCCTAGTCTCCGTACTTCTCTCTCAAGTAGTTTATACTAACAGGTAGCTCATCACAACCACCGTTTTTAACCTCATTGAGCATCCATATCCCTGACCAACTTCCATTAGTCTGTGGGTTAAGGTAGTCCTCATCGTGCTGATAGAAGATGCCAGAGAACAGTCCTAGCATGTTAGTACCATCAGCCTTTCTAGCATAGGCAATGTCCCTGTCCTGTACGTGTCCCATCACACACGACATATACTTCTTCTGTAGCATCAGCTTTGCACTGCTTACTGGTCTGCCCATAACACCACTGGTGAAGTAGTGGGCATAGGCTATATCGTCAATGATAACAGGCTCCAGGAATGGGTAAACTTCCCAACCAAACTCTTCTAGCTGAAAGTCTTTGTAGCTAATTAAACCGTCTAGCTTAGGGTCTGCATTGGTTGCTCTTTCTATGCGGTTCTCGTGGTTGCCTAGAGTGAACACTAGTCTAGGATTCCATCGCTTGTCTTTGTTGCGTATCAGGCGGTTCTGCTCATCCTTGATAGGACGCATGAACATCTCCATAGCAGCAACACCTGCTTCTATGTCGTTGGTGTAGCGTCTGCCTTCAAAGCTACGAGTGCCTACATCGTATGATGAGAGACTAGGTAGATCAAACCAGTCACCTATCATCACAATAACGTCAGGCTTCTTGTCTACAGCGTACTGCCCTGCCCATCGTAGATGCTCTATAGACTGATCTGGCTTTACTTGCGTGTCTGGTATTACTAAATGTTTAGTCATTACTTCTTACGCCTCTTACGTTCTGCGTTAGTCTTTGCAGTGTGGCACTTGTGACACAGTACTTGATACCCTTCAGCTTCTATGAACATTCTTTCAATGTAGGTGTTCCAATCTACAAAGCCTACTTCTGGATCTACTACTGGATCTATGTGGTCTACTGCTGCGTTATTACGTCTACGCTTCTTTCCTTCTAGCGGTGGTAGTGTAGCGGGAGAGCCTTTGCCGCATTTAGCACACTTGTAAACTCCCCTAGCTACTCTAGCCGCTGACTTAACATCGTGCTTTACACCCCACTTAGCATGAGCCTGACGGAGTGCGGAGACGATAAAGGAACGAAAACGTGCTTCTGTCCATCTACCGTTATTCCTTGTCTTCATTGAAGCTCCATACCTCACCTTCATAGCGTCTTAGCCAGAGCATCCTACCATTCTCTATCACTCTGGCCTCGTCACCATCGTACATCTCTACGCATTTGTCATAGAGTTCCTTCTCTGTAACACAGTCCTTCAATATCTTCTCTGACTTCTTATCGCCAATACCTTTGATACCTATGATGTTATCAATCCTGTCACCCATCAGTATCTGGCGGTAGAAAAAACGTAAGCCGTCCTCTGGCTTTACATAGTACTTGTCCTGCTTTACAAAGTTGTAGTGCCATCCTGGTATCTGGTCAAAGTCCTTGTCTAACGTAACCATGATAGCCTTGTCACCATGCGCTGTTGCCTGTATAGCTATGGCATCGTCTGCCTCTTCTCCTTCAGTAACTACAGCAGCCCACTTGTCGATAAGGTGTTGGCGTAGTGCCTGAATATGCACTGGCTTTGCCTTATCTTTTCGGTTTCCTTTGTATTCAGCAGTTACGGCATATTCCTTGCGGAAGTTTCCTTTGCCAGTGAGATACAGAACATAGTAGTCTGTTTCCTCGTCTACGTTGAGTTGTAACAAGATGTCGGAGATGAAGCCATCGATGGTGCTGATGGCTGTCTTCTCTGATTCCTCGTTGCATGACCAACCTATGCGATAGACTAGAATGTCTGCATCAATTAAAATCACAACGCTTCGCCTAAGTCCACATCAGCTACGTCAGCACCGCCACCATAAGGAATGAGGTCAGTGACTACTAGCTTTAGCAGTGTAGGGCTACGTCCCGCTTGACCCGCAGGAGACTTCCAATCGTAGTAGCTTACTACTGCCTTTGCTTTAGAGCCGTTGCCTACTAGGATGCCTTTGATCTCAGCACCGTCAGTGTCGTAGATGCGGATAGGGTGGCTAGACTTGGCGGTGATAAAGTCACCTTGGCCGTCTTTGTTTCGCACACTCAAGCCCATCATCTCCAGTGCCTCTACTGCTGCTTTGGATAGGTTAGCTAGGTCTACTTGGTACTTGCCTGACATGCGGTTTACTTCAGTCAGACTAGACCACATCATGTCTGCGTTGATTGTTACTGGTTTTGCTTCACTCATACTAATTACCTCTTGGTTGTTTTAGATCACAACTGATCTACATATATTATACCACGAATGGTACGGATTTGTCAATGTGTTTCAGCCCAATTGTTTCCTACATTGTACTCAGCATCAAGTGGGCATCGCAGGTCTAGTACATCTCCTGCATTCTTGATTGCTCTTACTGCCGCTTTGCCTACTACATCAGCAAAATTCTCTGGTGCTTCTATCTGAAATTCGTCATGCACATTAGCCACTAGTTTGTGCGGTATATCGTATCTATGTAATGACTCTGACAACAGCACCAGTGCCTGTTTCATTACAATAGCACCTGCACCTTGTAGCAATGTGTTCAGTGCCGCATGTTCACTTCTTACACGCAAGCGTCTACCATCTAGTGCAGGTAGTGTTCCTGCTGTGGCGTGTTTAGCTACCTTCTCACGCAGTTTAGCCAGTGCGGGTGTGTTGCGTAGGAACGAGTCTATAAGCTGTTGTCCTTCTCTGTAGCCACCGCCTACTATCTGCCCTATCTTGGCTGCTCCTGCACCATACAGGAATGCGTAGATGAATGTCTTAGCTTGGTTGCGGTCAGTGAGTCCTGCCGCCTTCATGTTAGCTGTGTGGATGTCACCGCTTAGTATCTCGTTGGTGTATCTCTCGTCACGCATATAGTGTGCAAGCATACGTAGTTCTAAGCCACTGGCATCACAGCCTACGAGTTTATGTCCTTCAGGTACACGCCAGAATGAACGACACTCTCTGCCATACGGTGCAGACACTGACGGCACTTGCGCCAGGTTGGGGCTGTGGTGCGTCATACGGCCTGTCACAGCACCGTTGGTGATAACCCTACCATGCACCCTACCGTCCTTCTCATGGGTTAACCAAGAATCTATCTGCGCGGCACGTTTCTGTAGCATCAAGTACTCGTATATCATCTTAGCTTCTGGTATGTCGATACCTTCTAGCACCTTCTCGTTGACGATGGTAGCACCTTTCTCAGTCTGTAGCTTAAACTTCACACCTACACCTTCTAGGCGTTCTGCTATCTGCTTGCGAGAGCCTACGTTAAACTCTGTCACCTTGTCCTTCAGACGCTTCCCTGTCTTCTCGCTCCAACGCTCCTCCACTATTGGTGGAAACACTTTCTGTAGCTGTTCCGTTATCTGTCGCATCTTGTGTGTTATGTCTTGCCACAACAAAGTTGCTTGCTCTACGTCTAGCATGAAGCCGTTGCGCTCCTGTTGAGCCGTAATGATAGCTACCTTCCTTTCTAAATCTACGCATTGCTCTGAAAATTCCTCCCGCTTCAGTGAATCAGTTAAGTGTTTATACAGTCTAGTTGTTAGTGCTACATCTTGTATGCAGTAGTCCACCATCTCTGGTGTTAGTCCACCATCATAATCATCAAAGTCTATCTTAGGATCGCCAAAGCGTTTGCCCCAAGAGTCTAGGCTATGACCGCCTTCCAGAGAAGGGTTGTATAGTCTGCTGAGTACTAGAGTGTCTATTAGAATGTCTACTGGAATGTGTATTCCCCACACTCTCTCTAGCACTGGCGCATCAAAGCCTATGATGTTGTGGCCTATAACGCCTTCACAGTTGAGCAGCAAAGTCTCTAGGGTGTCAGAGTTGTAATGCTCTAGCACCTCGCCAGTGTTAACGTCCTGAGTAACCACTACCCAGATGTTGTCGTGACTGGTATTTGTTTCTATGTCCAACGTAATCAACATAGTATTGCCTCTAAAACTTAAATGTTTGTTGTTTCCACTCGCAAGTGAATCCACAATCACTAGGCAAGTCTTTCTTAAAGTTTCCTCTATCACTCGCCAAAACATCTAAGAACACTGCACCATTTTTGTCTTTGTTTATAGCGTGGCCTAACTTGCGTTCTAGCTTTGCCATCTTATCAAATGCTTCAGGAAAGTCTACTCGTATTTGATTCCAATATCCCATACCGCCTTTAACACAACCAACGCAGTTGTTGTTGTTATAACCTAGTTTATACATAACTGGTATTTCTATGTTGTTATCTCTAACAAACTCTAGGCAGTCTTTCTTAGTCCAGTTGTTTTCTAGTAAGATAAAATCAACATCAACATCGTTGTTGGAGTCTATAAACCTGTTTGCCCTATCTTCTTCTTCGCTAGTGTATCCAAATACTTGTATATCTCCTTCTCTTTGATATTTTTTCCTTACATCTTTCTTTAATATCATAGTGCAAGGTGCGCCCATTGGCCCTTTGATGAACTTCCTTTGCTCAAAAACTTTGTAAATAGAAAACTCAGCAGATGCATCGCCAATTATTTTTATTGGTAACGTAAACTTACTGGAGAAGTCATTTAAAAATCTAAAATTATCCTTATGCTCCTCCGCTACTCTGCAGTAGACAGCCTCAAAGTTAGGAGTTTTGTACTTCTTTCTAGCCAAGTAGGTAGCGGCTGCACTAGCTGCTCCGCAACTGAACCATGCTATTACTCTTTGGTCTGTTGTTACTGTATTCAACATAGTATTGCCTCGCTGTGTTGTCTTTGTTGCTGTGTCTGTTGTACGGATTTATGTACGCTAGTTGAGCCTTACTCTCCTGTGTCTCACTTATCCAACTGCCAATCTTGCTCATATTCTTGACTCTCCATTATGTAGTCTGATTCTGACCGCAGGTCTTCTCTGTCGATAGTGTCAATGTCGTTCTCAGTGTAAAAGTAGCAGTCATTGCACATATCTAAATACTCACCGCTTTGTGCGGATTTCCTAGTAGACTCAAAGTCTGATAAAGCCTTGTTACACGCTATACATCTCATTATAGACCTTCCTCTTTAATTTCAGTCATTCTACCTGTAGTCTGGTCAAATAGCAACCCACCTGCCTTGCCTGTAGTGCCACAGAAGCGATTCTTCAGCACCCTGACATGGGTTGTATTTCTCTCTACAGGATCATCAGCCTGACCATTCCTCTCCAGTCCTATCACCATATCAGATAGCTGTGCAATGGATGCGGAGCCTCTGAGTTGCGATAGACTGCTCACAGCACCTTCCTCATGGCCTTTACCGTCTGGCCGCTTCAGGTGACTAACCATAAACAATGTTATGCCTGTCTCTTGCACTAACATTCTCAGCTTGGTGCAGATTTCATCAAGAGCCTTCCTCTCATCACCGTTGCTCTGCGCTGACACAACAATACTAACGTGATCTAGGAACAGAAACTTTGTGTCTAACGCCTTAGCCATGTAGCGACAACGTGCAATGATGTTATCAACACTGGTGCTACCAAAGTGGTCAAACAAGTAGAGTCTGTTAGTTCCCATCGTAGTCTCAAATGCCTCCCAACGCTCCTCCTCTGTACTCTCTACATCTGGTAGATGCAACGGCTTGTTAGCCGCTAGAGACATCAGCGACAGCGCAGTCTTACGTGCATTCTCCTCTAGGAAAAGTAAACCAATGTTCTCCTCAGAATGCTTGAGAATATGCCAAACTATCTCTCGCACAAACTGAGATTTACCTAGTCCTGAACCTGCTGTTATGGTGACTAACTCAGCCTCCCTGATGCCATAGGTTAGCTTATTCAACTCAGCCCACGGGTATTGCACTGCGGCCTTCTCTACTGGCTTGTTAACTTCTTCCCAGAGACTAGCACCGTTGATGATACCGTCAGGCACAAACTTCTCAGCAGCCCAGAATGCGGCAATGAATTCTCTGGTATCGTTGGCCTTGAGGTAGTCGCAAGCGTCTTTATGGCCGTTGGTATGCTTCACAATGGCTGATTTACCACCAAACAACTCTGCAACCTCTCTCGCGGCCTTTGTACCTGCCTCGTCCGCATCAAAGCATATGACAATGGCATCAAAGCTATCCAGATATTCGTATGCGGCTTTGCAGTCTTTCAGCGCACCTCCTGCACCATTCTTAACACTGACGCATGGGTACTTACTACCTTGCATCTGATATGCGGCTGCGGCATCAAATTCACCTTCACAGATGGTGATGTACTTAGCACCACCATTGAATAGTTGTTGACCGAATAGACCAGTTTCTTTCCAGTTGCCAACATTGTAGAAGTTTTTATCAGGTAGTCTAACCTTTGCCGCTATAGGCACATTAGCATCTGACGGGTCATGGTAGGCAAAATAGGTGCGATCAGCCTGATCCAGGATTCCATAGGTTTTAGCGGTGGCGGTGGTTAAACCTCTATCGACAATGGCTTGATAGTTGCCTGTAGTCAGCGTTCTCTCTACAGCACTGAAGTCTGGTTTAGCCTTTGGTTCAGTAGACACTGGCACAGAGATATTCCAAGTCTCCTCACTAACCTTACTACTGGGCGTGTATTTATGACAACTGTGACAGAATGTACTGCCGTTGTCATTGATCTGTAGCGCATCTGAACTGCCACAGTCAGGGCATGGTTGGTGTATCTTACCCACTACAACACCTCCTCATATACCCTGCCATAGCTAACCAATACAAAGGGTAGATGTAACAATATCCCTTCAAAGGGCATAGCCTCAGTCTTTTGCGTGTTAGTGTTATACACCCACACTGCTCTGCTGTCGGCAAACTCCAGAAATAAACCGCAACCGTTGATTAACTCAACACTCAGCATTCTACCGAATAACATCATTATTCTTCTCCTCTATACGTTCGTTGTCATTTTCAATGTCTGCTAATATCTCAGCCTTAGCTTCATCAATCTCCCATTGCTCCATTGGCGGGTATTCGTCTGCGTCTGGTAAATCAAAACCGTATGGTTCATCACCGTGTAACCAATCTTCGCAACTGCCATTCCAATTTCTGCCCATTATTGTTTCTCCTCAGTAAATTTACTAAATATCATATCATACTCTGTACTCTCAGCGATGAATTGCACAATCACTGTCGGGTGTAGCTTATAGTGGTTAGCGGCCTCTTGCAAACTAAAAACGCCATTGCTAATATCTGCGGCTGCTCTGAACACTGCCTGTACTTCAGGGTCTAAAGTACCCTCTAACATGTATTTTTTAAACATTATAACTTTCTCCTTAGCCATTGTGATGATTTTTCCTGTATCTCTGTCTCAAATACAGGCCATATTGAACGTGTTACTTTCTTACTTATAAAATGTTCGTCAGTAACAGTGTCGCCAGTGCCTACTCTACTTCTTATGGTAGTCGGTGACTGTTTAACACGCCTAGCTAGTTCGTGCATTGTATACAACTTCCCTCTCTCTAGTCTAGGGTCTGTTGTTTCATTGCGATAATATCTTATTTTTCGTCCCATCTTTTTAAACTCCTAAGTTTGTGATAGAATTTATAACTATATAGTTTCTTTAACGCTTTTTAAAGTTAATAACAATTATTATCTCTTAAACATCTATATCAACGCTGTTGTTAACTATATAGTCCAAGATCACTCTCTCTCTAATCTCTGTTAACAC